TTTTATGGACACCACAGTACGGTGAAATAATGAAAAGACTATTAGTTGTTGATGCTCTGAATCTTTTGTTCAGAAATTATATTGTTAACCCAAGTCTATCTACCAATGGACAACCCATCGGAGGACTTAAGGGTTTTCTCCAATCGCTTCAAAAACTTATCCGAGAAACAAAGCCGGATCAAGTCGTTATTTGTTGGGACGGGGAAGGTGGATCTCAAAGACGCAAGACAAAGAACAAAGGGTACAAACAAGGTAGAAAGCCAATTCGCCTGAATCGCGATATTCGCAATCTTTCAGAGAATGAAGAAGTTGCCAACAAGATTTGGCAGCAGACGCGCCTTGTCGAGTATCTTAACGAACTGCCGATTATTCAATTGATGCTTCCTGCTGTTGAAGCCGACGATATTATTAGTGTAGTCGTTCAACACCCCAGCTATTCAGGGTGGCAAAAAGTTATCGTATCTTCGGATAAGGACTTTTTCCAGTTGTGTGATGGCGAAACCATTGTTTTTCGTCCAATTCAAAAACAGATTGTAAATCAAAAAAACTTAGTAGAACAGTTCGGTATTCATCCAAAGAATTTTGCTCTTGCCCGCGCCATCGCGGGTGATAAGTCAGATAATTTGCCCGGTGTCGGCGGGGTCGGACTCCCAACAATATCTAAGCGCTTTCCATTTTTAGCAGAAGATGTTTTTCATGATATCGACACCTTGATGGATCACTGTGCGGAAAATCAAGGCAAAGTCAAGGCGTATACGAATGTTTTGGAAGGCAAAGACACGGTGACACAAAACTATCGTCTGATGCAACTTTACACACCATCAGTCAGCGTTCAGGGCAGGGAAAAAATAAATTATGCCCTCGACAACTTCCTTCCAGAATTTGCAAAAACAAATGTTAAAACTATGATGATTGAAGATGGTTTTGGGGTTGTTAATTTCGTAGATTTGTACGCTTCAATGCACAAGATTGTCGCAGATTGGAAAAAATAAAACTATTTATTGTATGCGATTATTTAAACATTGGGCGAAAACATTTGGAGACGATGAGGTCTTTGATCCCAACTCCGAAATGCTTGTTGGTACCTTTAAAAAATTCTTATCAGAACAAAATGATCCAGAGTCGGTAGATTTATCAAGTTTTCAGTTTCATGATGAACTTGATCAAGATTTTTGGAATCAGCCCGATGATAAATTGGATCCCGAAATCCGCGAAAAATTGCTTGTAATTGCCAAGGATTTTTGGAACTCTCTTGAAGTTGGTAATGCCGAATACGAAGACATTACTTTTACCGGGTCTCTCGCAGCACACAATTATTCAAGATTTTCTGATGTGGATCTTCATATTCTTGCAGATTTCTCTGATGTTGACGATAAGACAGATTTGGTCAGAGAATATTTTAATGCGATGAAGTCAGTTTGGAACCGACTTCATGATATTCTCATTAAGGGATATGAAGTTGAAATATATGTCCAAGATGTTAACGATCCGCATGAAGCCCAGGGACTTTACTCGGTGCTCAATAACGAGTGGATAAAAAAACCAGTTCTCGATAAGCAAGATTTTGACAAAGACAATGTTAAGAAAAAAGCGGCAGGTCTCATGGATCAGATTGATCGCCTTCAGCCTCTCATTGACGATGGCAAGTACCAAGAAGCGGAAAAATACGCTGACAAATTAAAACAAAAAATTAGAAAAATGAGAAAAACAGGTTTGGAAACCGTTGGTGCTTATTCTGTAGAAAACCTTGCTTTTAAAGTTTTGAGGCGAAACGATTACCTCGAAAAGCTCTCGGATGCAAAGAGGAAAGCGTATGATAAAATGCTATCTCTCAAAGAACGGCAACTTGACTAATATATTTTTTTGACAGGACTTCAAAAGCCTGTTATAATACATATGTAAATTAATAATCAGGTGAAATTTGAAGTCGCAAGAGCAAGTTAGCTTTAGCAAATATGGCAAGTCGTTTCAAGAAGGGCTTGCCGCTCTTATCTTACAAGATCGTGCTTTTTCGGATCAAATCCAAGAAGTGTTGGAAACTGAATACTTTGAACTTAAGTATTTACAAGTTTTTGTAGATCGGATATTTGCTTATAAAGAAAAATATAGTGTTCATCCATCAACGAAGATTTTATTGACAATTCTTCGAACTGAGTTGGATGATGAAACGGATGCCATTAAGAAACAGACACGAGATTACTTTTCTCGCATTTATAACGCCGAAGTCAAAGACGAAGAGTTTATAAAAAATACCTCTCTCGACTTTTGCCGAAAACAAGTCCTGAAATCGGCAATGATCAAGTCTGTTGGGCTATTGAAAAACTCTTCTTATGATGAGATCTCAAAAGTTATCAATGACGCCTTAAAGCTCGGCAACAATTCAGACTTTGGATATGATTATGTT